TGTCATCGCTCAAATAGGATCTGGTTACTGGGTATGGAATATTCTTGATTCTGATTACACTTTTACTTCTACTTCCACTCCCAATCCTGAGATAGCAGCGATATCCCGTGATGGGAAAGTATATGCTACTCAAGATAATGACATTGTCGAAATCAGATCTGTAGCAACTAGTACTATAATAGGTAGTATTATAATAAAACCCGTACAAGCAAATCCATATACAGTACGATTATCTAATGATGGAACGAAGCTTATGTTATGTAATGGCCAATTGATATATGTGTACGTATACACAGATAACTGGTTCAGGCTTGGTCAGGATGTAACCGTATTCGAAATAGATGAAGTTTCATTTACTGGGAATGGTAATTCTTTTTTTATATATAACGCGAATGAAATATACGATCTTGTCAACCTTGGTGTTGGTAGATTATATATATATGACGGTGTCACAACCCAATGGGTTGAAGTATATCGTTATAAGCATGCCGGTGGTACTTACGCGAGTGTCAATGATACGAATATAATACTTACTATACGTATTGGTGCTACTCACACGGACTCTGTTAAACTTGGAGAAGTAACTCGTTCCGTTGAAAATTATGATGATATCGTCGTACGAAGTATAGAAAATATTACAGATGTTGGGAGTAATGTGTACGGTGTTGGGTACCAAGCACAGGGAGTAGATACACGACTTGTCCCATTATTCAATGAAAATACAGAATATGATACCGATGACGAAAATCCTTATTTTGTGGGTGGTATTGTCCCAATCGTAGATTTATATATTTCTGATGATAGTTTAGTCTATATAGAATTAAGGACTAACGACAGTGTCATTATTTTGAGTAGCAAAGCTGACTATTTACGTTTAAATACACGACCGTCAGTTAATCAAGAATTCCAAGAAATTTATCAACAACAAACTGGTGAATCTTTTTTTAATCGTGCAGCAGCAAGTCTTACCAACCTAGACCAGGTCGTCATTTCTAAGACTGGTAAGTATTTCGCAGTCATTGATCGAACTGACCATAAAGTTCTAGTGTATACGGTGGTAGGTGGAATCTATAAGAATATACATTATGTCCATGAAAATTTACAAAATATTTACACATCTATCACGGGTGATTATATACATTTTTCTGATGACGAAACTACAATGACAATATATGATGCCCGAGTCAGTCCTTCAAACTACGAGAACCGTATCAGAATTTACACGATTGATGGGTACAATTTAGATACAACAATCACTGATACATCGGGTTTCACACATCCTATACGTAGTGTTTCAAAGGATAACAACCGATATATAAAATATGATAGTAGTAATGAAGTAGTGAAAATATTTACTATTAATAATGGAAGTATAATACCAAGTTTACCTATAACATCATTGTCGAATATTTTAGATTTCTCTTTATCAAAGGACGGGACCATCGCAGCATTTGTAGAATTAGGATTTACCTACATTTATTCGTATGACGGTTTTGGTTGGAACTTTAAATCTTCACTTTTTGTTGGTTTGGAAACATTTAAAAAATTTAACATGAGTGATGATGGAAATACTTTATCCTATGTAACTACAGAATCTGTACCAAATAGTACAATTATGTATATTTATACATACGCAGATTTCACATGGAAGCGTGCATTAGAAGAAAATGAATTAAGAACAGCTAATACAAAAGGTATTGGTCATGTATCACCAAACCAAGAACATACCATTTCACTTTACGATCAAGATGCCGTACAGTTGAATAGAACTGTACGAGTAAAGAATATTGTATATCAAAATCAGGTTATAGTGATCAACGTCGATCAAGAAATTTCTTCGTTGTACCCCAAACAAATTAAAAGTTGTAAAGTGTGCTTGGAGATGGCATTTCTAGATGAATATGAACGATCATTTATAAAAAGTAGAAGAAGAGATTATGTCATTACACAGATTCAACAAGGTGTATATACATTACCTAAAGCCATTGAATCTCATACCATTAGGACACGATTCGTCAATCCCGTGAAAGAGTTATACTTTATCATAAAACGTGTCAATGGTAAAGGGTATGATGATTTTGTATCACCATTTGATTACGATAATGATAAACTCGTGAGTGAAAATAGATTAATATTCTACGAAAACTTGAAAAGTTTAGAACTAAACTTAAACGATACACCAGTACTCGACAAAGATACGGGAAATTTTATTTTTCTTAAAGCCATTCAACCGGCTATACACCATTCTAAGACACCATTGATTAGACGTTTCTATAGTTATAGTTTCGCATGTGAACCAGAACAGAGTTACCCAACCGGTCAAGTCAATTTCAGTCTCATAAACAATCAACTCATTACGACGCATCTCACCGAAAATACAACACACGACAGAGCACTCAATGTGTATGCTTTAAGTTATAACGTACTTAGATTACATAAAGGTATGATGCATAGTATATTCAATATATAATGGACACAGAAGGGTACATCGAAATGATGACGAACATCATGATACCCGTGCTAGAAAAAAGTACTTTACTCGCAACCGAATATTCTAAGGCATGTGGAAGAGATACACTCCTCTCAGAAGATATGGATTATGCGATGAAATACTGTGTCATGCATACTGTTGGACTCACTATAGGTCCTATGTTTCCAGAAATTTTAGATGAAATAGACTCAGATTGTTCAGACGAAGACATTATAGAGGTGGACACAGAAGACTGCCCCATATTCGAAAGATATTCAGGAACCGATATAAAATTTATCCATGTGAACGAAGCCTACGACCAATGGGATACTTGGGTTCCTCAAAGCCCGGTAGAAGAGATGTTAAAAAATGCTGTTAATAGTAATGGACCCGGTGGGATGGACGAGTAATGAATTTAAGATAATCGATGAAGATTCATCTTCGTCTTCGGACTCCGATTCCGACTCAGACGAAAAGTGTCAGGTGACTAAGGGCTATTCCAATCAAAAATATAAAAAAATATTAATAGAAGTCGAATTGTTACCGGAATAATTTTCTACTTATATAATAAAATGTCGGCCGCTGCTCTCGAAACTGTACAGGTTCTGTCGCAAGAGCTTCAGACTCAATCCTTGAACTCCGTCGTCGCGGGTTTCTCGTTCGCGGCTGCCATCTCGTGGCTCGACCTTGTTCGGTGGGCTATCAACCAGATCGTCCGTGTCCAGAAGAACGGTGGTCTCCACTATGGTCTCACCGCCCTTTTCACGACTCTCTTGTCTGTCGTCGTGTACCTCGTGATCTCTCGCTTCTCCCCCACGGTGAAGAAGCCTTCAGCCACCGTGTACGCTGTCACTCGTTAAGTTCTCTTACGCGTGATGAATAGGATGAATACACCAAAAAAAAGTATGACTGAAATCATTACATATTGTTGATTCCATCTATACGGATCCTCAAAGTCGGGGATGCTTATAGGCGGTGGTAAAACCCCAACTTCGGGAGCTGTATGCTTCGCTATGGCTTTAAATTTTCCAGTGTTACATTCAATTTTAAATTTCAAAATGTGTTCTTGATTTCTAAAATCGTATGGAATGAGTCGACCCTGACTCATCGTAAAGAAATTGATATGTAACTGTTTCAGGTTTTTGTGTGATCCCGAAAAGAATGTATGTTCCACCGGATCGTCGGAGGATGTATAATTGACGAAGTCGCCATTTAATAGAAGTTGTCCAGTGTAAAAGGGTTCACGTACATACACATCCTTGTTGAAGGTCTCCGATCCTACACCTAATCGTAAGAGTAATGCATTGGGTCCTTTGAGATTGATACTCCCATCAGTGTATGTACCATTAGCTGGTATCGTTATGTTTTGTGGGGGGAGTCCAAACATCTGATGAGGTGTCGTATCATGCGACGTGATCAGATTGGAAAGTGTATCATCTGTACCCGATGCGTACCGAGCATTCGTCCCATCTCCAAATTTAAGTATCTGATCATTATTTGCATTATTCAACCAGGACAGTGCATTAGTATTGGAATCATACGTGACGTTGATATTGGTGATGTGATCAGTAACATTCGATGCCAAGTCGGTACCATTTGCGAAGGAGCGATTGGGAAGTTGAATGTCAGTCATTAAAATATCCTCGATATCGAAAGGTAAATCTGGGATTATACCAAATATATCAACAGTACCCTGGTGGTACGTACTCGGTGACAGTGAAATATTTCCCGCGGTGATACCAATTTGAGCTGACGCTGTTCCAGTCAGTGTAAACTTCGTAATGAATATACTCTCATTAAAAAGTCTTAGAGCTTTGTCAATATATAAAGTGCGTATTCCAGTGGATGAAGAAAATGCTGATGCTAGATCATTCCCATTTGCGAAGAATCCACCCGGAAACGAAACAGTTTTAGTTGCATTTGAAATTGTATAGGTAATATCCAACGTAGCGACTGGATTCAAACTAAACACATCACCGGTATACGTATCACCCGGTTGTATCAATCGTGTGCCTGGTACACCGAATTCTACTCCTAACGCGTAGAGTTGGTAATTCGACCCAGAAACATTTGTAAATGATAAACGATTAGAAGTAAAGGTCACGTCGAGATCACTTAGGGCCGCACTTAAATCCGATGCAAGTGTCGTACCACTTGAATAGAATCCACCCGTGAAACTGATCGAAGCAGTACTTATACTTGGTATACTATTTGTAAAAATTCCAGCTACATATGTAGATCCTGGTACGATCGTGGTTGTTGTTGCGATACCTATTTTATTAGTCGGAATTATGAGAGCGTATGTAAATGTACTCGTATTCGTTATATTGAGTTTGGATTGGGTGCCATCATATACCACGTTCAAATCACTCCCGAGAGATTGGGAAAGTGTAGCCGCTAGTGTATTTCTGTTGGTGTAGCTTCCACCCTGTAACCTTGTGGAGCGTTGGATATCTGTATATTGTATATCGAAATTTAAACTTGAAATACTACCAAATATAACATCCTGTCCCGTATACGTTCCATTAGGAATGAGTTCTATCGCTTGTGCAGGGATACCAATCTTAGAAGATTCCGTCCCACTAAAATCGATGTACTTCGTGAGTGTAGTAGATTCGTTCGTCAATACTAATCCTTGCCCATTAAACGTCACACCAATATCATCACTACTAACCAACGTGTCTAATGCAGTGGCTAACGCCTGTTTAGTTGTAATTCCCGACCCGGTAAGTGTTAATGAACTCGCACCCCCCTGAAAGGTGTTAACACTAAACGTGTTATTATGAGCATGAATCAGTGTCTGACTGTTGGGAATTCGAGCGGATAAGAGGGTAATCTTCTGAATATCATAAATTTCATTCTTCAAATCTATGACATAGTCGTGCGGGTCTGGGTATTTCGAATAGTCACGTTCACTACTATCAATTTCTAAGGTATGGACCTCCATTAAAATTTGCGTATATAATTTTAATGGGTGTTTCTATTTAATTAATGGACTTGCTGAAGGGATTGTTCGCAAGTTGGTTTTTCGCTAAGTCTAGGCGGTTACCCGCGGCATGAGGGTTGAGGGTACCCTTGTAAGGATTGAGTTCCGTATACTGGTTCTTCTTATAGTGTTGCATCCATCCACCATTCGCACCATTGGTGCGACCATCGATGCGTGACGTATCGTGGCGGATCGTCGTGAGGGCACCATGTTGGTTTGTGGGTTTCTCACGTACATTCATGCGGCCTGGGTTACCCATGCGGTTAGGCTTGGCACGACGTTCATCGGGACGGAGACCGAAAGCAAATTGTTGTTCGACACTGTATCCAGCCTGACCATTAGCTCCTTCGTTACCCATCCGAGCCGCTGGTGCCACCGTGTAACCACCGTAAAAGCTCGCGATACCGGGTGATGGGTTGTTCACATGCATAAACTGACTATCGTGGATGTCACCCTTGTTACGGGTGGGGTCCTGTGGCAAGGTCTGCCCAGGGATGAAACGCTTACCGGGTGCGTTTTCGAGACCATCAGTACGATGCCCAGTCTGTGAACGGTTCGTAGACTGCATAGCTTTCTGGTGGGAAGCACGTGGGACTACAGCATTCAGTCCGGTTGCACGACCAAGTGTGGGCGGGCGACGTTCGGGTAGGAATGCCGTCTTTTCGGGGCGGTTATGACTCACCTTACCAATTTCTGCACGACGTCCACCCTTAGTATCGGCAGCTGGACCTGCTCTACCAGGTAGAGTGGTAAGCCTGTATGCACCTGTATTGACGGGGTTCACACGGAACGCCTGTTGGTACCCACCATACGATTCTACCTCTGAACCAATACCTAAACCTGGGCCGACCAATTTCTTTTCGACTG